ATGGAAACTCGAAAAACGTGGCCAGGTGCCACCAGTGCTTATTTACGTCACCTCAAAGCGGCGGGGCGCTCCCCCGGTACGATTAGAATCCATCGCTACTACATGGGGCTACTGGCAGGAATCGCGCCTTGCCCGGCACATGTAACCACTGAGCGCCTTGAGGTGTGGCTATCTGAGCACGATTGGCAACCAGAGACACGGCGAAGCGCTCAAGGTGTAGCATCCACATTTTTCAAATACCTTGTTCGCGAGGAAATCGTTAAGAAAGATCCAACTTTAGGGCTTGCCCCGGTACACGTTCCCGATGGAGTTCCCCGGCCAGCTCCGGAAGCTGCGGTAAGACACGCGCTTGCAAACGCGCCTGATAGAACAGCGCTAATGGTGCGTTTCGCGGCGTTTTGCGGGTTACGCGCGTGTGAAATCGCCAAGTTACGCGGCTCAGATTGGGATGGAGAGCTACTGCGAGTGAAGGGCAAGGGTGGTCGCGTCCGCATTATCCCGGTACAAGATAGGACACTGATTTATCACCTAGAGCAATGCCCTGGGTGGCTGTTCCCAGGGCGTATAGACGGACACTTGAGCGCACAATACACGGCAAAGCTACTTGGCGAGTACCTACCAGCGGGGGTAACCGGGCACGCGCTACGCCACCGCTTCGGAACAGTGGCGTATCGCGCGACACATGATTTGCTTGCTGTCGGTGCGGTGATGGGGCACGCCAAAACAGACACGACAAAGCGCTATATCCAGTTGGATTTGGATCCGCTCATGCGAGCGGTTGCAGCAGCGCAATGTTAATCCCTAACTTGACATTACATGAGATTAGTTGTAATGTATTTGTTGTTAGGGCAACCGCCCTAACAATGGTTAAGCCCCAAGGTGCAACTTGGGGCTATAGGGAAAGGAAGAACCGATGAGCGTGTTCATCGAAATTCTGATTTCCCTTCCTGAGGCCATTCTAGCAGTAATTCTCATTTGGGAAAAGATGCATAAGAATCCGCCTCAGGAGTAAGGGGAAATTGCCCTCGTCCCCGTGAAAAGGGGCGAGGGCTTCCCTAAAAACCGGCAAAGGAGTAGGGCTATGTTTCTTTCGCTACAAGGGGTCGCAGAGCGCGCGGGGCTTGCTTATGGCACGGTTAAGGCTTATTTCGCTAGGGGTTATCTGCCTGAGCCTGATGTAGAAATCGGGACAGGTGAGAAGGTCACGGCCTATGGGTGGTCAGTCGAGACAGTAGACGCTTGGCTTGCTAATCGTCCTGGCAGGGGCGCTAGAACAGATTTGCACCGCTAGTTTTCTAGTTTTTCGATGTGTTGCCAGATTCGGCGGTGGTCTTCGAGTGCGTTTTGCACATGGTCGTGTAGCTCGCCTTGCCGGTAGCCCATGGCTTTGATGCGGTCGTTCATGGAGTCCATGAGGTCGCGCATTGAGCTGCCGTGGTTGGGTTTCATTTCTTTCGCGGCGGTTTTCGCGTAGATTGCGGCGATTATCGCGGCGATACCGGATAGTACGGCTCCTAGCCCAGTCAAATCAGTTAGGAATGTAGGCATTAGTTTTGTTCCTTGTCTCGGGTGGGTCGGTAGGCTAGGGCGGTCGAGGTGGCTAGTAGCGCCCCGGCCAACGCGAGCCAGAGCGGCGCGGTTTCCGCGCTCAGGATTCCGTAGGCGGTGAGCAAGGGGATTGCAGCGGTTATGATTCCGTAGATCCAGGTACGTACGGGGGCGGGGATTAGTTCTTTATTCGCGTGTTTAGCCATTGGTCTGCCTTTCTGTCTAGTTTTAGCGTTGGGGGATGCCCATCACGGCCTGGATTTTGCCTAGCAGTGAGTGTTGTTTTAGCCAGGCGGGCATTTTTGGGTTATCGGTTACTACGTCAAGTAACGCACGCACGCGGCTTGGTACGGCGGCATTGTCGGGCGAGGGCTTCAGGAATTCCAAATCCTTATGGGACAGATCAAGCACGGGCACGCCGATTGCCTGCAAGCCTTGCAGCAGCGGCGCGCTGGGGTTTTGTTTCATTTCTCCGTTGATAAAGAGGGTGCATACTCCATCGGGGGTGCGGAAGATTATCATTTTGGGGTTTTCCTTTCTTTTAGGTTTAGTAGGTTTTCCTTGGTAGATTTCGAGGGCGCGTTGGTGGATTTGGTCGAGGCGCGGGCGGTAGTAGTCGCCGGGGCAGTCGGTGGCGACATGCTCGGAATGCGGGTGTAGTCGCACATTTGCGAGGTGTGGGTAGAGCCGATAGTAGCGGGCGATTTGTTGGGCGAGGTTTTCCAAAGTGGCGTGGATTAGGTCGTGTGGTGATTGCCCGTCCCATGGCCAGCACTCTATCCCGATGGAAATCGGGTTAACCTGCATTGCGTGCCAGGCGGCGTATTGCGGATCCACTAGCTCTTTTACACCGCCTGGCCAGACTACGGCGTGAGCCGATACTTGGCTAGCGGGGGTGCAAAGGTGCTTGATTACCCCGGCGGGATCTGCGTTGCGGTGCCATTCAGGCAAGCCCCACCAGTGGATCACAATAAATTGGGGTGTTTTACCGTTGCGCGGCGAGTAGTTTGGTGAGGTCATCGGGCACCTCCTCTAGTGAAGTGTTATCAAGGTAGCTAATGTTGTAATCAATTTTTAGTTTGGTTTTTTTGCTGCTGAAGGTGATGAAACGGATTTCTTGCGGGGCATGGATATAACTGCTTGGCTTATATACAGGTTTGTGCGGCCAACCATCATGTTCTATGAGATTTTTGCCCATATTTTCCTCCCATGAGCTAAATGTATCTATTGTCATGGTCTTGTGGTCATAGGTGAGAAAGTACTTAGGGAAAAGAATACTATCTTCTGCCTGGATTTCTATCCAGTCATTGTCCTTATACCTGACTTCCTCTTTATTCCTTGTGTATTTGAGGCTCCAGGCTTGCATGACGACAGCTTCAGAGTTGAAATAGTATTCCGGCAATTCGTCTAGCGGTTTCCCGCCTTTCGGGATTGAGGTTTTGAGTTCCTCAATGTGTTGCAGGGCTTGGGTTTTTGCCTTGTCGAGTTCGGGGTTGGTTTCCCGGTTCAAAAGAAAATTGTTTATATCGGTGGCGGTAAGCAGTTGCCCGTCGGTGAATATCATGATGAAGTCTCCCTTTTTAGAAGTGGATTTTGAATATAGCGCTGATTTCCCCGCCGTCGTCTAGGTCGCCGGTGATTCGTACGATGTTTCTTTCGATGGAGATGTTTCCTCCGGGGTTTCTATATAGGAGTACTTCGCAGAATTCGGGGAATATGATTAGGCCGTCTTCTTTGAGTTCTGGTTGTCTTCCTTTCCTGAAAGACTTATATTTTTTGGCGAAGATGTAGAGGATGCGTCCGTAGTCGAGGTGTGGACCTGGTGGGTTCGCGGCCAAATATGCTTCAGCTTCTTTGATGGCGGCGCGGGTTTCCTCTATCGCTTTGGTGAGCGCGGTAGGGTCGTTTACGAGGTAGTTGTTTACGTCGGCGGCGGTGAGTATTTCGCCGTCTCGAAAGGTTTTAGTTGGCAAGGGGACCACCTCCGTTTTGGATCCAGAGCGCGGGGGATGCTTCGGGGTTGGATGCGTTTTTGATTTTCTGTTCTAGCCCGTCGATTAGGGGCTTAACTGTGGCGTGGTAGGTGGCCAGGTCTTTCTCGGGTGCTTCTACCATCCAGCGGTTGATTTGGTCGGCGGTGAGTATGTCGCCAGGCTTGAAAATAGGTGGTGCTTCATCTGTCATTATTGTTTTCTCCTTGCTTGAATCATGTAATAGCGGGTTAGCCAGGTGTAGGGTGTGAGCCGGTTTTCGATAGCGTAGATACGGTGCTCAGATATACGGTGCTCGAACTCGATTTTTACGTGGTCGAAAAGACGGGTTATGACGCTGCGTAAGGGCGCGGCCAGGGCGTTTACTTGCACGCTGTTTACGTTTAGGGTGTTGGGGTCAGCGATTACCGGGCGGGCTAGCACGTAGTCGGCTAGGGCTTGCGCGCCTTCGGGGGTGGCCACGGTGGCGGTAAAGGTTTTGGCTTGCGCTCCGTAGGTTTCCAGCGCGGCTAAGGATGTCGCGGTGTAGGTTTTAGTTGCGTCTTGCCAGGTGCCGTTTTGTGTGGTTGCGGTGTGATTTTCTACTTTGACTTGGGATAGTTCCTCAGCGGAATCAAAGCTGGGGGTTACGTCGATGTAGTACCAGGGCGCTTCTTTCGTATCCCTGTACCGGTCGGTAAACAACGGTGGTTGCTGGGGTACTGGGATTGCCCACGCGGTCTTAATCGGCGGCTCGCCTAGTATCGCGCCGTCTAAGGGCGATTCTCCGATAGTGAACAAGGGTTCTAGCGGGCGGGGGTTACCCACCGCCAAATAGTCGATGTCTAGTTTAGATTTGCCGATGGTGAAGCCAGCGGTCGCACCGGGTGGCACGTCTGCTGGGTCGGTTAGTATGGGGGCGATGCTCGCGCCTTGGGGTGCGATGCGGTGCGCGTCTAGGGGCGATTTTCCGATGATGAACCAGGGAATCGGGTTGTGTGGCATCACGTCGCTATCGGGGGTAAAGATCAGTTTTCCGTCTGGCTGTGTCCACCACGCGCCACCTACCGAGGCTATGGCCATGTCCAGGTGCGTGGCGAGCGGGGCTTCCCTGACCGTTGCTGATAGCCGGTTGTCTACCGCCGGGGCGGTGTCGAAGATTTCGTAGGGCGCGGTATCCCCAATCAGGCGTTTTAGGCGTTCGGTGAGGGTTTCCCCGTCTTTGCGTACGCCGTAGCGGGTAGTAGCAGCGAGTTTCCCTACCACGTCCACGAACTCTAGGGTGCAAGTCGAGTACTTGCGTAAATGCCCTTTACGGGGTTCATATTTCATTTTCCGCAAATAGCCGGTAAAAATAAGTTGCCGGGTGAGCCGGTGGTAGCAGCGTACTTTTAGCCCGTGACGTAGCCAAAGCTCGCGCGGGTCGATATTTTTCAGGGTGACGGTAAGGGTTCCAGCTTGGGCTACTGGTAGCACGCCTTGCGAGGCCGCGCCACGCCTAATCTGTAGGGTCATTGCAGGACCACAAATGTCACGCCATGCCAATTCAGGTAGTCCTTGGGGTAGGCGGTCGGTGTCTAGGTGGGATTGGCCTATACGGAATCCCTTAGAGTACACCGCGCCGCCGCCAAGCGGGTCTTGCCCGATTTTCGATTTCCCGATGCGGAAGGCCGGGGCATGGGTGGATGCTTCGATTTCCAGGCCAATCAAATCGTAAGGTAGGGGCTGTGACTTTGAGGGTTGGTCGCAAAGCAGCTCTAGGGCGGTTACTTGTATCGACTTTGCGCCGCTGATAGTCAAAGACACTGGCAGGATAGACAGCGTGTGCATGATTAGCTGGTTTCGGCCAGGCTCCAAGATTTTGAGGTCTTCCCCGAAAGAAACTTGCACCACGCGAGGCGCGGGCGGTTTCGCTGGTTGTGGTTCGTCTTCCTTGGGCTTGGGCGGATCCGCTGGTTCCGCTGAGAGTGTGAGTTTCAGGGTGTGCAAAGTACCGGGGCGTAGCAAATCAAAGGGCACGGTAACTATCTCTTCGGTGGTGGCGGTAAACACGCCTGATGGATAGAAGCGCGGGTCTACTAGCCCCTGCCAATGTGCAAGGTCTGGTGGTAGTATCGGGGCGGGGCTGTGGGGTCTCATAGGTTCCTGTCGCTCCCGTTTACAGCGTAATGCTCGTTCAATGCTTCTGCTATTACCCGCCCAGTTTCCACGCTGGGGTTAAGCGCGTTTACGTGAATATGAATCTCAGGGGCACGGGTTTTCGAGTAGTTGTCGTTCCTGGTTAAGGCTCCTAGCTCGAAGCCCGGCGCGGTGAAAGTGTTACCTGCGATGTCGCTAGACAAGACGTTTAGCTGCCGTTTCAGGTTACCGCGCTGGGATTCAATTCCGTTCATCAAGCCCTGCATAATGGCCTTGCCCGCCGGTTCGAGTAGAACCCGGTCGTAGTCGATAGGTCCTTTATGCGCGGCAATCCACGCGGCGAAACCTGAGACTTTCTTTTTCACTTCCTCCCAACCAGCGGAAATACCCCTAAAGAAACCATCCAAGAGCGCTTTACCGGGGGCTACGAGCAAACTGCCTAGGTCTCCGATTGCTGAGTTCACGCGAGAGCCTAGCCCGGCTACCCATTTCACGGCGTTATCGATGCCGTTGCGGATGGAATCGACTACAGCGTTCCAAGCGTCAAGGACAATCTTTTTGGCGGTGTCCCAGGCGGTTTTGAAGAAGTTAACTATCCTGTCCATGGTTTGCTTGGCCAGGTTGCGCATGGTGTTCATCACATTGATAAACGTTGCCTTCATGGTGTTCCAGGCGTTGATGAAGAAGGCTTTGATAGCGTTCCAGGTGTTTTGCCAGAACTGGCGCGTGATTTTCATCCAGTTAAGGAAGAAGGCTTTGAGCGCGTTCCAAACGTTCAAAGCGAAGGCTTTCAGCGCGTTCCAGGTAGAGGTGAAGAAGGCTTTGATAGCGTTCCAGGTTTTTTTCCAAAGATCGCTGATGAATTTCAAGAATGCGGTGAGGGCTTTCTGGAAGGCTTTCCACGCGGCCTTAGCGAAGGCTTGGATGCCTTTCCAAATCACCTCGAAGAAGGCCTTGATAGCGTTCCAGATGGTCTGCCAGTAGTTCACCACGAACTGCAAATATGCGATGAAGGCGGCCTTGAGGGCTTCCCATATCATCGTGAAGAAGTCTTTGATTGCCGTCCAAATTGTGGTGAATATGTTTTGTACGGTGTTCCATATGGTCTGCCAGTGTCCTACGACGAAGCTAAGCGAGTTGATGAAGGTGTTTTTTATGGCCTCCCACGCGCTGATGAAGAAGTCACGGATTGCGTTCCATACGGTTTCGGTGGCGGTCTTGATGGCGTTCCACGCGCCTATCAAAGTGTCTCGGAAGGTTTTGCAGTTGTTCCAGGCGTAGATGAATGCGGCCACGAGGGCGGCGATAGCGATGACTACGAGGCCGATGGGGTTCGCGGCCATGACGGCGTTGAGGATGCCTTGCACCGCCGCGTAGGCTTTGGTCGCTACCGAGGCGGCTTGTAGTCCTTTGGAAAACAGGGCAATGCCACCAGCAAGGCCGGTTACGGCGGTGGCTATCGCGGCGAAAAGCGCGGGGTGTGCTGAGATCGCGGCGGTGAGCGCTTGCAAAGCTGGTAGCAGCATTACCGCTATTTGTTGGATGATAGGGGCGGAAGCTGTGCCTATTTGCATGATTAGCGGCAGCATCGTCATAAGCGCGGGCGCTACGGTGTTAGCGAGGAATGCGCCGATTTTTTCTAGTGCGGGTCCTAGTTTTTGCCCTGAGGTTTCTGACCATCGGTCGAAGGCGGGCATTACCCTGTCAGTAATGAAAGACGCGAGCTTGTCTACTAGGGGTACTACTTGTTGCCCTAGTTTTTCTTTGACTTGGCTCCAAGCTACTTTGATTTTGTCGGTGCCGTTAGCGGTAGCGAGCGCTACGCCTCCCACCTGTTTTTCGATAGCGGAAAGAACCAAGCCTTGGGCTTCGTGCATCTTGTTTGATTCCACGAGTGCCTTGATTTTGTCTTTTTCCGCTTGGGTGAAAGTCACGCCAGAGCGAGCCAGAGCGGTAATCCCTTTAATCGGGTCATTCAAGGCCTTGCCGAGTTGCACGGCGTTTTGCTCAGCGCTACCGAAGCCCGCCGCACCCATGTCCACGGCGGCCTTGGTCGCGCGGTCAAAGTGGTCTCCGACTTTCCCGGCGGTCGCGGCCAGTTCCTTGAAGGACATTAGCTTGGCCTGGGTGAGTTTGATTTGGTTTTGGTCTACCCCGGTTTGTCGGGCGGTGACGTTAGCGAGTTTTACTAGCCGGTCGGTTACCTGCTGGGTTTGGTTGCCGAACAGTCCCATGGATTTAGCTACTTGCCCGATACGCGCGTTAGACGTTCCAGCGGTTTCCCCGCTGGTTATCAAGGTTTTAGTCAGAGCCACTGCCCCGGCGGTAGCCCCAACCATAGCCAGGCCTAGCCCTTTAGCCGTCCCGGATATTTTCGAGAATTTGCTTTGGATTTGCCCGTGTAGTTTCTCGATTTCTTTTCTGGCTTGCCCAGCGGAAGCCAGAATATCAATCACGATTTTAGGCCTAGAGCCCGCCATATTGTTCACCTCCTTTCTTGGGCTAGTTTGATGATTTCCTCACGCTCTTTGAGCGTGAGGGTGTAGTAGGTTTCGGGGCTAAAACCGAGATTCAGCGCAAATCCGGCGTAGTCTTCGGTGTAGCCCCGCTCAATTCCCCCACCGTCTCCGCGTCCAGGGGCGGCAGGCTAGCGGCGATAGCTTCGGCGATTTCCGAGCGTTTCGCTACGTGCTGAGTGGGTTTCTCTAGCAGCGCGGCTATTTCGTCCATGTTCAGCTGCTCGATGTCGTCCATAGTGGCCTGGGGGAATCCCCCGCGCTTGGCAAACACTAAAGCTAGGGCGGTCATGAGACGCACATCTACATTGTTGCCTTCAGCAGCTTCAGAGATTTCTCCGAGTTTCTTACCTGAGTATTTTTCTACAGCGGCAATCTCTCCGATAGTGAGGTTACTAATATCCATTTTAGTCCAATCCGTATATTCGTAGCTTTTTTTCAACTTCTTTATGGAACATGAATTGCGCGTAGGGATACGAGGCGTTTATGGCTTTATCCACAAAGTTCTGCGTTTTTTGGTATTTGGTTCCGTAATTAGGAAATACCCCATACCAATATTTCCTTGTTCCGATTGATACAGTTGCTTTCCTGGCGCGTTTCAGGGATTTTATTGTGCCTTTGAGGTGCCCGGTTCTAACTGGTACGAGTTTTCTTAACTGGTTTGCGCCGTGATCTGCGATTCTGCGGAAAGCGGGTTGCAGTCCTTCGAGTGAGCCAGTGGCTTTTTTCATGCGGCTCATTGCCCGGCCTAAGCCGTGGATTTCGCAACCCGTCTCTACTATCGCGGTTTTTGTGCCCCGGCGACGCATTACCGACTACCTGTTGGCTTGGGTTTCCCGGCTTCCATGCCCGCGCCCTCTACCGCTCCCCCGCTGGTTACCTTGGTGGGGGTGGCGGTGCAGGGAATCTCGGTCTCGAAATCATAGCTGCTAGAGCCAGCGCCGCCGCCAAGGCCTTCACGGTTTTCGATTTTGACTTTCCCCGTGAAATGCGGCTTCGCGGCGGTGGGCTGCGCGTTGCCATGCGGGGCATAAACGTATTCGAGTTCTTCCCCGACGTGATCCCAAATCCACGACCAGAAAGAAGCGGGGTCGGTGGATTGCACGGCGGTAATAGCAAAATACCATTCTTGGCCAGCGTCCCCGTTAGCCGCGTCAGCAAAGGTGGTAGTTCCTTTGTCTGCTTTGCGGGTTTTCAGTTCGCATTTGGTGCAATCTGCCCAATGGTCTTGCCCGCCGATTTTCAGTAGTAGGCCGGTTCCGTAGATGCGATCAGATGATTTGTAAGCCATGATTATTATTCCTTTCGATAGTCGGTAGTGGCTGTGAGTTCATAGGCTAAGAATTGTTGTCCATCGGCGGCCTGCGCGATGAAGTGGCTCCCACCAGAGATTTCACTGTTTTCCAGGGTCGCTAGCAGAGCGGAAATCATAGCGTCCAGGCTGCTTACTTCAATCTCAAGATCACCTGCTCGGGCGGCGATTAGGGTGATTTTGAAACCGATATTGAAGCTCTGGTAGGTGTCGCCGGTGTCCACTGCGGGGGCAGTGTCCAAGATTACGGCCGGTCCTTCCAGGCGATCGGGCGGAAAAGCATACACTTTGACTTCGGGAAATCCCTCTTGTAAGGATTCCTTTAGTTCACGTCTGGCTTGGGCTATCATTTAGGCCACCGCCATTCTTAGGAAAGGTGCGAGAGTGGCACGTGCCTGAGCCAGCGGATCTAGGCGAAGGCGGATGGTTTGCCCGCCGTCGAGATCCGCGTAGGATTTCACGCCGTTAGGTGCTGCTTTACGGGCGTAGAGATCGGCGGCGGTGTCCAGCACGGCGCGTTTCACGATAGCGGGCGGGGGCGGGGTAGTTTCCCTCGCGTCCACCATCAGGGTTGCCACGAGTGCCACGGCCTCATCGATGCACGCTGCGAGCGCCTGGGTGGTGGCATTGCTGCCTCCCAGGTGCTCGGATAGCTCCGAAGGCGTAGGTCTAGGGATTCCGACGCTCATTATCCGGCCAATCCACTAACAGGTACCAGTGCTGCGGGCATTTCCGCCGCGTAGGCCGCGTAGAAATACACGCTGAAATCCTTAGACAAGTTCAAGATATTCTCGTCTTGCAAACGAACCAAGGAAGAAAGATAGCTGCGGATAGCGAGCTTGTTTTGGAACACCGCGCTAGCGGTGGTTGCGTCAGTATCAAGTACTACGGGGATGTTGAGTAGGCCGCCTTTCAAGCCCGAAGCAGTCAGGGTTCCGAGAGTGTTTACCCCGCCGTCATGCATGGTCAAAAGCGGCCTTCCGTCTTTGCCTTCCATCTTGGCGAGATGTTTGAAAACATTCTTGTCTACGATTAGGTTGTCGATGGTTAGGCCTTGTTGCTCGAAGAGTAGCGCCGCGTCTACCACCGCGTCTACCCAATCGCCCCAGGCCATAGTGGCTAGAGATTTGCCGGTCAGTTTCTGGGTCGCAGCCTTCACGGTGGTGTCATAGGTCTCATGGAAAGACTGGCGGGCGGTTTGCCCAGCAGCGATAGCCATAGCGCGTAGATGATGGTCAAGGATGCGTACGTGGCCGCGCTCGATTTCTTGGCGAGACAGCGAGGTAGCGCCGCCGAAGGTCTCTATCTGGGCGGTTTTGGTTTCCACCTTCAGGTTGCCCATAGCCAGGTTGTCGCCTTCCTTGGCCTGTTTAGCGACCGTAACCGTATTAGCTTTCAACTGTGCGTATTCCAGGGTAAAGCCCTCGGAAGGCAAATTGCCGGTGGAAAACAAGCTGCGGATTCCCGCGCCTTGGTCTACCAGGCGGGTCAGGTCACCCGCCCATTGCGGGGTCAGCACGGTATCGGCGCTGGTGCCACCGCTGTAGGCTCGCTCTTGGATGGAGCGCAGCGCGGCTTGGTCATCTTCATTACCGCCTAGAGCAGATTTGATGAATGTGGCAGCGCTACGGGTATCCGGCGCGACCTTGGCGGGGTCTTGCCAGGGCGGGGTGGTTTTCAGGATTTCCACGGCGCGGGTTAGGTCTTCCACGCTAGTGCGAAGATCGCGTAGGTTATCGGTTTCCACGCTTGCGGCGTTGGTTTCTTTGGTTTCGGTGTCCATTTGGGTTTCCTTTCTAGTTGGTTTTTGTCGGACTTTTTCTACTGTGGCGTTTTCATAGGCGGGGAATGGAGTTAGGGATACTTCCATGACTAGGGCTTTCGTGATTTCACGGTGTACCCCGTCTTCTTGCTGGGTGTCGTTGTATTCCAAAGCCTGGAAGCCGATACTAAGCCCGGTGTACACGGCGGCGCGGGCGAGTTCCAGGGCTTCATCCCCGGCGGGTGTGTTCGCGATTTTGCCGATGATTTTCCATCCTTGCGGGGTGTCGCGTCCTTCCACGGTGCCGATGGGCTTGCGGTGTTCAGCAAGTAGTTTGCAACCGGCTTTCGGCACGGTTACCGCGCCGGGGGCGATCCGCTCGAAGAATCCTTCCCAGATTTCGGTTTCATCATCGTAGGGCACGCCCAGGCCGATAATCTCGCGTTCTTCGGTATCAGTGCGAGCTAGGGCGGTGGCGCGGTGAAAGATTTCGCTAGGCATTGGTATTCTCACTTTCCGACTCAGGCTCAGGTTCAGGAGTTGGTGTCACTTGTAGGGGTGGTAGGCCTTCGATGGCTCGGACTTCATCGATAGTAAGGAATCCGGCGCTAATCCCGATTTGATGCGCCTGATAGCGCGTGTAGGTGTCGGTACGCAAAAGCGCGTCAAGGTTGAAACGCGCGGTTTGCCCATGCGGCAGAATGTCAGATAGCGCGGCCTCGATTTCCCTAAGGTAGGCCATGAGCGTCCACTTCACAAACTGCAAATCTTCCTGTTGAGCATTCGCGTAAGTAGTCGAAGAACCCTTGAGTGGCGCGAGCATGAGACGCGCCGGGATACCAAACAGGCGCGCTATTTGGGTAACATTGAAGTTTTGGGTTTCCAGAAACTGAATCTCCTCCGGTTTCAGCGAAAGAACCTGAAATTTAGTACCCTTGCCTAAAACTGCGATGCCTTTACCAATCGCTTGGGTTTGATTCCATTCCTCCCTGGTCTCCTGAGCCAGCGAGGGGCTAATGGCCTGGTCTGAAGTCAAAATACCGGTGGGGATTCCCCCGCCGTTTACCAGGCTCGAAGCATAGTCTGCTAAATCCAAAGCACCTGCGAGGTTACGCCGCGCGGCCTGGATAGGACCCAAGCCTTCAACTTCCCCAGCGACAGTAAGTAGTTTCAAATGGCAAATATCGCGAGTCGTGTAGAGTCGGCCTTGGTAGGTGTAATCAATGATTTTGGTTTGCGGATTCTGCTTCGGTGTAACCTCCAAGGGCGGTAGGACATCGAGGGTAAGGATTTGCCCGCTCGGGGCGCGGGTGATAAGCCAATACGCGTTGCCCCGCTGTGCGAGCGACGCGACGGTTTCCACAATGAAGCGCGATTGTGTCGAGCCTATATTGGGGCGGCGAACAATAGAAGGCGGGGGGTCGAGTAGGTCTTTCCCGCGCCAAGCATCGATGGTCAGCTGCTTAGCGGCGGTTTCCAGGATAGACAGCGCACGGTACACGGCTTCTAGACTCATTGCCTGTCGTGGAGACAGCGCTAAGTAGCCTTCCCGGTTCGGTGGTAGCACGGCGGGATTGGTTACTACCTTTGCTTCGCGTTTGAGGAATGGAAACAACTTCATGTATTCCAGTATCCAAAGACGACATCACGATTCCGGGGGGTTACGGCGTGTCGCATTCAGCTTGTCGCCTGGGTGGCGAGTCTCTTTTTGCCTCGCGCGGTAGTGGTAGTTATGGATTGCGTTACGCGCGGTGTGCCTCTGGGGGTGCCAACCAGCCTCATGTTTAATCAGCGCGTTTTCGGCACGCTCGGGGGTGAGACAGAGCTGCCTCCATCCGCAAGGGCACATCGCCAAATGCGTATAGTCAGATGAATCTATCCAACGAGTAGACATAACAGTTTCTTTCTATAGGAAGATTTGGGGGCGGGAATCAAAATTCAGAGCACCATACAAAGCGGCGATAGCGGCGCGGGCGGTATCTACCGCGCCGGTAGAATGCCTAGGGCTTATGGCCATTCCTCCGGCCATTGGTTTCAACACCGCATGAGCAAAGGCATCTTTGATTTCCGGGGTACCATCATGGGTGAGCCTCCCGGCGGTGATACGCGATAAGAATTCACTGTTAGCGGTGGCGTATTCTTTGGGTTTCAGCGCGTAGATGGTGGCTCCGGCGCGGCGCAATCCTTCGATTATAGGCCGGTTATCCCCCGAGTCGTCTGCTACCAGCGCGGCGGGGGCGAGGGTGTCTTGCAAGTGTTCGATGGCTTTTTCTATCCAGGCCGCGCCTGCTTTCGAGATAAGCCGATGCAAGCAAACGCTATCGTCTTGTTGCCAGGCGGCGTAGATGGTCGCGCCGGTGCGCCCCTCCGCTATGTCAAAAGCAATCGTAGCCCCGGTCGGTGTCTCGCTAATCTCGGTTGCGAGTCCGTCCCACGTCTCTAGGTCGATGATTGAGGTTTGCGCATTCGTAGGCCAGAGATTCAAATAAGCCCGTCGGTACAAGTGGTCTTTCTCGTCCTTCCCCAGGGCTTTCAACTTCCAAAGCTCTTGAGTGTAGCCCAGCGCTGGGTGAAATGACAGCGCCGCGTCCCCGCGTAGGTCAGCGTCGGCGGTTTCCTCATCAGCGGACCATTCAAAGAAGGCGGTCGTCGCGTCCGGGTCACTGGTGGCGGCGCGTCCATCATCCACCAATGACTTTAGCCACTGTGAGCGCGTGTCCCCGGCGGTGGAGATAATCCATACTTGCGAGTGAGGGATAGTCAACCCTACCGGGTTTAGTGCGGCCATCAAATCATCGCCCTGGGCTTGGTCAAATGCCCACGCCTCATCCACAATCGCTAACGGTGAAGTAGCGCCGTGTAGCCCGCCAGGGGTAGGCGCAAAGGGCTGTATAACCGATTCAGTACCCTGAAACACGATTTTCTCGTTACCCGTGCCTTCCAGGACTTTCACGCGGGGCTTACCGTCAGGCCCCGTGCCCATCTCCTTGCGCAGCTGCTTTGCGAGTTCGCCCCATTTCTCCACCGCGTCCTTACGGGTCTGCGCCGTGTAGTACACTTTGCAACCAGGATTCGCTTGTGCCACGGCGGCCATAAGCGCTTTAATCAACGTTGTCTTACCAGACTGCCTAGGGACTGTCACTATAACGCGCTGGTAGCGAGCACGCTCAGGATTCGCGGCTTGACGCTCGCACGCCACTTCCGCCACGAGTTTCTGCCAGGGCATTAGCGGGGTCTGTAGGAAACGCGCTACGAGTTCGACTTGCCCGCCGGTAGTCGGGTTCGCGGGATTCCGCTTAGTGGCATACTTAGGCGACATGATTCAGGTCTGCTTCCTGATTGAGTTGATCTAGGAATACCTCGTAGGGATCCACCGCGTTGCTAGTAGTGGACTGTGGCAACGCGCCTAGTAGTTCTTTGAACTGGCCAATCATCGTGACGTGCGCGATAGTCTTACGGCCAGCAGCAAACGCCACGTCTAGCTCGTGAGCCAGCGAGTAAAGCAGCTGAATCTCTGCTGCGAGCTGTAGAGTCTGCTCAACAGTGAGGTCAAGCGATTCTATCTTTGCTCTAACGGCTTTCACCATGGCATTCGAGGCCATGAAGGGATCACCTAGCCCCGGTAGCTCAGGTTGCCAACCAGGATTCGGTTCTATCTCACTCATACATGTTTCCTTTCGGTTCGATTTCCGGATTTTCCGCGTCATTCCAACGTTTTTTTACAGGCTTTTGGAGATAAAGAAAGGCTGCCGTGATCTATTTCCCAGGGGTGCTATTGGAAAAAACCTGGGGGGAACACCGACGGGTCGCAGCGGGTAGGGCGGGGCGGTAGGTGGCGGTTGCCCCGGCGTGCGTTACAACCGAAGTGGCAGGGTCTGAGGTTTTCGATACTGTCGCTACCGCCACGGCTCCGTGGTACCAGATGCTCCAGGCTCAAACGTTTCGGGTGGTTGTGCCCATAGACAGCAGCGTTAGAGTACTCGGCCAGAATAGGCTCCCTGCAATAGCAGCAGCGTGCCCCGTACATCGAGACTGCCAGACGCGAAAGGTCGCGTATCTTCCTGCCTCCCCAGCTCATCGGCCTATCCAAGCGGTAGCGTCCGGCGTGTACTGGCTACTCTTACCCTCGCGCTCCATCAAGCGCCGATACATTGCAGGGTCATGCTCCCTGACATGTTCCATATAGGCCTGGCCTTCCAGGCGTTCATGATATGACTGGCATAGCAGGCACCAGTTAGCGCCGCTCATACCAGCAGGAATGGGATGCAAACGTTCCCATTCAGCAGCCTCAGCGATTCTCTTGGCCTCCGTCTGCTGGTTCAACAAGGCTAGATTCTCCCGCGCCTTGCGGTTCCTCCACTCTGCTTGCTGTTTCTTAGTCCACCTGCGTTTCTCTGGTCGGTCGTTTATTCGGTTGCATGAGGGGCAAGCAGTACCTCCCTTCGTGTAGCCATGCGGGCATAGCGGGTTATCCTCATCGCTAGCGATTGCGCTGGTCATAGTATCTTCCTTTCCTATAGCCCAATCAGGTGGGGGTGTCTGTGCCTGAATATCTCTCTCAGCGCTTTGAGGCGCTGAGAGATATTCAGAATTGAGGTGTGAACTTAGTTCCGTACGGCGTGACCTGCGGATATTAGCGGTTGCTTTTTTGAGTAGCGCTAGACGGCGGGCGGTCTCGGCGCGGCGCTCTGTCCATTTCGAGTAGCCCTGTTTCCAGGCCTGTCGCACGAGATCTAGCAGCACGTGACGGCAAACAGTTATGAAGCCAGGCTTAGGCTTGCCCTCTTCGATTAGGCCGCGTTGCCAGGTGATAACGCCTAAGCCCTCTAGGATTAGTAGGCAACGTGATGTCCACTTCTCACTTAGGCCTGCTGATTGCGCGATTTGCCAGACAGTGCAATCGATGCCCTGCTTAGAGCGGGCGCGGTTCACAATCGCACCCAGGGTAGATCGCACGCCCTGCCACTCGCGGCCAGCGAGCTCGCCCCACCCCGCACGGCAAAGCGAGCGGTACAAGACAGGCGCGGGGGTCTCAACACTAAGCGCCATGAGGCTCCCCTTTCAGCTCCTGGATAGCGTCAAGCAGCGCGTCCAAGGCTCCAACCGCCAGCTCATGACTACGCCCCGGCGCTGGCCGCATTTGCACCAGCTGAAACAGAGCGGCCTCGATTTCCAGGTGAGCTGCCACCAGCGCGGCTAAAGCGCGGTCGCGTCGCAAGCGTCTTCGTGGTACATAGAATCCTGCTATCACGGCTATCCCCGCTCCTCGAGCGCCTCACCGAGACGCTTGCTAGACAGGTCAAGGCCTACGTCTAGCGCCTCGTCGATAGCATCGTCAATGAGGTAGACGGCGCGGCGCGTGTAGTCATCTATCGAGGAATCCTTGAAAGTCTCACTAGGCTTCATATACCGCAAGGCTGTATCCAGCTCGCGCTTAGCGTTCTGCAACGCGCGCGTCACACGCCTAGATCTGATGTGTTCTTCCCGTAATTTCATGTTCATAGGGCTTCACTTCCTTGTAAATTGGGACTCATGGGTTTTATGAAGAAACTGGGTAAGGCCATTGAAAAGGCCGCTAAAGAAGCCGAAAAGCAGTCGAAACAAAATGCGAAGCAGAATGCGAGGCTTGAGATGGAGGCCAATCCCGAGGCGTTCACCATTGCCGGCGCGTCCTACAGACAATCCGCGTTTAGGCAGTTCGCTAAAGAATCTGGGTGCGACAGGTCTGGGAAGCGGATTCGCGTGAAAGTAGTCCTTATGCCAGAGCCTGACAATCCGAAGGATCCGGATGCTATCGCGGTGTTTACCCCGAGGATGCAGCAACTTGGGTACATTCCAGCGGACATGACGGCATATATCCACGCCAAGATTCCGCCGATTAACCGGAAGCAGACATGGAAGATTACCGCGACAGCTGAGCTTTACTGGTGGAAAAACCTCTACCTGGTAAACATCTGGTCTTAGCATCGCTAACCTTCCTCTACCAGTAGAGCGTGGTCATCGATGACCACGCTCCCCGCGTGGTGTCCTACCGCGATTCCAGGGATTTCCACGCCAGCATTCTGCAAACGCTCGATGTCTCTCAAGGACCAAGGGATTTGTCCGTTCATGCGGCGATTGAAGCGAGACTGCTGGTAAGCAATGTTTTTTGCAAGTCTCGATTGTGAGAGTTTCTTGATTTCTAGGTGCTTTTTTACGGCTCTAGTCACCATGTCATTAAGTTCCATGCACACAAGTTAAGCATTTTTCACATAGTTTAGGCAAGCGACACGCGCCCTAGATAGGATTTTGCCGTTGATTGTTATGCGCTTTTCGCATAGAATGGGCGTATGAGCATTGCACAAATCGCACCTTCGAACATTGATACGGCCAGCATCGTTGCGGCCAATATACGCGCTGAAGCGGCGCGGCGCGGCTACTCTCAGAGTGAGCTAGGCCGCGCTCTTGGCATTACCCAATCGCAGATTAATCGGCGGTGGCGTGGTGTCATACCGTGGCAACTGGCAGAACTGGATACAGTTTCGTATTTGCTAGGCGTTTCGGTCATTGAACTTGTTACCCCGCCGCGTGGCGGTCTGGGATATGAAAAAACCGCCCCGAAGGGCGGCAATCTTGGTTCGTGGCTCCCGCGGCTGGATTCGAACCAGCAACCTGCCGATTAACAGTCGGACGCTCTGCCGTTGAGCTACGCGGGATTGCGGGTATAAGTCTAACAGACTTATACCCAGTTTGTCTATTTGGTGCCACGACAAGGAAAAATGCCAGAAACGGCGTATCGGTTTCGCCACTGCCCCCAGAACTTGTTAGGATACATATGCCCTGTTAGCTCAGTCGGTTAGAGCAGCGGACTCATAATCCGTTGGTCGTGGGTTCGAGCCCCACACAGGGCACTGCTATAAACCTTGCAATAACGCTAGAAAATCTAGTTTTGATAAACCTGGATACCCTGTCAGGACATACCCAGGACACACCGTCAGGACATACCCAGGACACACCGTCAGGACATACCCAGGACACACCGTCAGGACATACCCAGGACACACCGTCAGGACATACCCAGGACACACCGTCAGGACATACCCAGGACATAAGCGAAACAGTTTTCGTCTTTGGTGCCCCCCGAACAACGGCAGAAACACCAGCAAACATGAAATAACAGAAAAAAGGTACCCGCCAAGGAAAAACCCAGACCACTTCACGTTCGCGCATTATCTTGCAGACAGACCAACGGAATTCACGGAGGTTAAAACCAAAGCTGGCGGTGCCTGTCACCGACATCGACAGGCACCACCATCGCATCCTTCAAGGCCGCACCCGAAGCCAAACAGACACATAAACATTTTGCTAAATTAATTGCCATCCTAACACCCCAGGTCACAGGATTATCCCAATACCGAGATGTCTACATCTGTCTGTTCTGTGCCCATCCCGAAGTAAGAAACAAGCACCTCATGAAACCGAACGAGGCAGCGAACACTACCCGCGACGGCGATTCGCGTCGCGCAGCGCACGCTGTGCCTCGCGGTTATCCTCGCGCTCGCGGATGGTCTGGCGCTTGTCCCATTCCTGTTTGCCGCGAGCCAAAGCAATCTCGACCTTGGCGCGACCGCCAATAAAATACAACTCCACCGGCACCACCGTGTAACCCTTCGCCGCCACCCCGTTCTCTAAGCGCAGAATCTCGCGCTTATGCAGCAACAATCTCCGCTTCCGTTTGGGCGAGTGATTCGTCCACGACCCGTAAAAATACTCGGGAATATTCGCCCCCTGCAACCAAGCCTCGCCCCGGTCAATCTCGACCCAGGCCTCACTCAAGGATGCGCGACCCATCCGCAAGGCTTTTACTTCGGTTCCAGTCAGCGACAGACCCGCCTCAAGGCGATCCTCTAGAAAATAGTCATGCGCGGCCTTTTTGTTGCGTGCAATGACCTTCTTGGCATCGGCCGCCGCCTTGGCTTTCTGCGCCGGCGTCATTTTCGCGCTGCCCCCAGATTTCCCAGCTGCATTCTTTTTACCCAT